ATAATTGACCATCACCCTGACACAATAGCACAGTCACTATGTGACCAACACATTGTGAAGATGCCATTGGAAGAAGCACAGATGCTATGCACTAGCGTATGGCATCATGCCCCTGACTATGCAGAAGCCTGTGAGTTATACAAGCCTGTGCATCAGAAGCACCCATGCACACTGTGGGCAATGGAGACACGAGCAAATTACACCTTTGCATTCAAGTTGTATGATGCCATGTTGCGTGAATACAACTGGCGATACGACAAGATACATGGGGCAAGCAAACATTGGGGTTCATTGTGGAACGCAAGACACCTGATATCTGAAGGTGCATTGACACCACACCCACAATGCTTTAGTGGTCACGATGAACTAAAGACAGATGAGAAGTATCCCATCATGGCTTATCGTGCTTTCTATGCTGTTGACAAACTCAAGTTTGCTAGGTATAGTAAGGGACGTGAGATGCCAGTATGGTTGGCAGAGAGTAAATATAACTTTGAAAGGAGTATGTAACATGACAGAACAACAATTTATTGAAGCATTAGCATTTGTACTAGCAGGGTTTAACCTGTGCTTTTACTGTGTATATTTACCTAGCCTAGTGAGGCATGAACAATGGAAAAACTAGCAACAGCAAACCATGTGTCTGCATTACTGAATGAAGTGGACTATCTGCGTACACTCATACAGCCGCATGACACTGGACACATTCACACCGCAATCAATGTATTGCATGAACACATTGAACAACTATTGAAGGAGATGGAAAATGGAACTAACACATGACCAAAGACTAATGCTACTCAAGCAACACAACAGACTTCGTGACATCTTACAGTATGCAAACGAATGTTATACACTTGACCTATTACATCTGCGTGACATAGAAGATATGATTCATGTGCTGTCAAAAGAGTTTAAGTTTGTAGCACCTACTGATGACGAAGGATGCAAACAATATTGGAATAACAACTATGTGCTTGCCGAACTTGATGATGAGGAGTTATAAGATGGAAACATTTATTGTTGCACTTATAGTACTACTAGTGAACTTGTGAAGTTTTATATACAACACAATATCAGTTGCCAATTAACGAATGAAAGGAGATAGATATGCCATTCGACATGATTCCAATACAAGATATGATGCCTTCCAACCTAGACTTTGATGTGATGTTTGAACCTACAAAGGTGAAGGACAAGAAGTATGTCATCAACGGAGAGACAGGCGAATACATTGGCGTAGTGGGAGACACATTCAACTGCGCCAGTCATGCTGACTTCTTCGGTGGTGTGCATGACACCATCACTGAACACTTGGGTGAAGAGGAATGTGACAGCATGAACATCAAGTGGCGTGTAGCACGACAGAATGCGTGGGCTATGATGGACATGGTGTTGCCTAATGTAACTGCTCGTATTGAGAGTGACAAGCACACAACCACTGTTGCACAGCGTATCATTGCACTGCATGGCATTGATGGTTCATGTTCCAACCAGACATACTTTGGTGCGATTGATTTCTTCTGCACTAACGGTATGATTCGGGGTGAACATGACAAGGTGCGGCGCAAGAACACTAGCAACTTCACCATGGATAAGTTCATTCGTGACCTGCGTGAATCTTCACAGTCATTCTATGCACAGTCAGAGCGTCTGCAACAGTGGGCAGTCAAGCCTCTGTATGTAGGTGATGTGAAGGCTATGCTGGAATCACTGCTCAAGTCTGAACGCACTGCAGAGAAGATGCTTAACCTGTATAATCAAGAGGCAGGTGTTCGTGGTGAGAATGTGTGGGCATTGTATTCTGCCTTCACAAACTTTGCATCCTATGCTGATGACCGCAATGGGTTTGCCCTGCGTAACACTGGCAAGGATACAGAGGCTGTGTCCATGTTCACTCGTGAACACAAGGTGGCACAGTGGATTGAAAGCAAGCAGTTTAAGGAGTTGATTGCAGCATGATTGACGATTGGGAACCCTACACCAAACGCTTCCGCGAAAATGACCAACCAAATACACTGAATGGAGCGTGGTTTCTGCCACGCTTCAACTACTGGACTGTTCAATGCTATACACCAAATTGGGCAGAGAAAAGAAAAGGTGGAAAGCATTGGAAGAGGCACAAGATGTATAAGTTTGCCTATGAAAGAGGCGAAGACCCAGAAGACTATGTGCATAGCATATATAACAAGTGGGGAATACACTTGGGCGATGGCGTGTATGTGCATGATAGAACCAGTCAGTATTTCAAGTTTGGGAATTACAAATTTGTGGAGTCTCAAGCTGAATACGAAGCACTAGAGTATGAGGAGTTACATTGACATGACCTTACCACGATATACACAGGCTCGTAAGTTAGCGTCTGGTCGCACTCACTACCGCTTCAACCCGCCCCAGCGTCTTATTGATGCTGGGGTAGTGGAGCGTATTGAGTTAGGCACAGACCTACGAACAGTCAAAGCACAGGCTCGTGAGTTGAATGAACAGATTGATTTATGGCGAGAAGAACAAGCACAAGTTGTGACATTAGGTAAGAGCAGCCCATTGTCTATGCTTGTTGATGCCTTCTATCAATCTAATGATTTCAATATGTTGCGTGACGAAACTAAACGAGATTATAAATACTTTCTGTCTGTATTGACAGAGACTTTGGGTGACAAAGCATACAAAGATTTGACCACTCGACAAGCAAAAGTTGCATATGAAGAGTGGGTCAAGCGCGGTGTGCAGTTTGCTAATCATGTATGCACTGTTGCCTCTCGTGTGTATCGTTATGCCCTTGACATGGAGTATGCGTATGTCAATCCATTTGCAAGCGTGAAACGAAAGACACCTGTGCCACGCAAGGTTGTCTGGACAAAGGATGATGTGCGTCAATTCCTTGACACTGCTTACTCTGAATTTGAAACACGCAATGTGGGATTGATTGTTCACATGGCGTATGAGTGGTGTCAACGCTTGGGTGACATGCGCTTGCTTACATGGGATATGTTTGACTTGACTGAAGGAAAACTGTTTCTTGAGCAGAGCAAACGCCGTGCGCAAGTGACACTGCCTATCAGTGATGACCTGATGTCTATGCTTGTACAACAGAACGAAGACTTTGGCTTCCAGAAGTATGTAGCACCACGCCCACGCCCTGCTAATGGACAGTTTGAACCATACAGTATGCAAAGACTGTCTAAATATGGGCGACAGGTGATGAGGCAAGCAGGATTGTCAGACGAACTACGACTGATGGACTTGCGTAGGACAGGCACGACTGAAATGATTGAAGCAGGTGTCGGAATGGCACAGATTATGTCGGTTACTGGACATTCTAATCCACAATCAGTGAAGCCTTACATGAAAAATACATATGCTAGTGCAAATTACGCATTGACGGAGCGTAATAAGCATGATATAAGCATATACAAGTGCCGACAAGGAGAGTGATATATACATGAATAATATATATAACATTGTAAGTGATATGGATATACCTAATGGACATACAAAGCGTATGACTTGTCCTGTATGTAATGGGTATAATACATTCACAGTGACCAACAACATGGGTAGTCTTGTGTGGAACTGTTACAAGGCTTCCTGCACTGTCAGTGGTGGCACTCGTGTTCATTTGTCTGTGGAAGACATACGGAGTGGCTTCGGTGGAGCAGAGGAGTTTGCTACTGATACATTTGAAATGCCAAGCTATGTCGTTCCACATAGACAGCAGAGACAGTTGATTAAGTTCTGTGCCGAATGGGGCATTGATGAAGATGAACTTGGTCTTATGTATGATGTAAAGGAAGACCGTGTAGTATTTCCTGTGCATCACGAAGGACATATCGTTGATGCTACAGGTAGGTCATTAGGCAAGCGACTGCCTAAATGGAAACGATATGGAAAAAGTGGCTTGCCATATGCTCATGGCTGTGGTAATGTCGCGGTAGTTGTTGAGGACTGTGTGAGTGCCGCAGTTGTAGGCAGTGATGTTCGGCTTGTAGGGGTAGCCATGTTGGGGACATCAATGCTTGAATCACACAAGAGGTATCTCTCACAGTTCTCGACAGCAGTAATCGCATTAGACCCCGATGCTTTACCAAAGACACTAGCGATTGCGAAAGAGTTGCGTGGACATGTTTCCGATGTGCGTGTTCTGCGTTTGACTGACGACATCAAGTATCGTCACCCCGATGACATAGATGCATTAGCATCTTTAACCAACAAGGAGATTATGTAATGGAGTTATCACTTATACGAAGCCTCATGGACAAGTCATTCTACGATGACCATCGTGGTGCTAAATGTCCTGACCGCCTGTTCAGTAAGGATGTGCGTAAGATTAAGAAGACTATTGATGCGGCAATGGACAGATACAATCGTAGTGTATCACCAGATGAAGTTGAAGCACTGTTCATGTCTGATAATCCAACGCTGACTACAGCACAGAAGCAATCGTATGCTTCTCTGTTCTCTACTATCAAGAAGGAAGGAACAATGGGACACGACATCTCACAAGAGGTGCTGTCTAAACTGTTTCGCCAAGTGATTGGTGAGGATGTAGCCAACATTGGATTTGATATGGTCAATGGTGATGCTAATACTTTGGAGTCTCTGCGTAACCTGCTTGAGAACTACGGAGATGACTTCATTCCTAACCTGAACATTGAGTGGGATGACATCACGATTGAGACACTCATGGCAAAGGCTGAACTGGAAGCCAAGTGGACATTCAATATACCTAGTGTATGCCGTAAGGTAGAGGGCGTGAGTGGCGGTCAGTTGATTGAGGTAGGTGCTAGGCCAAACACAGGTAAGACATCCTTCCACGCCTCTCTAATCGCTGGCCCGAATGGGTTTGCACATCAAGGTGCGAAGTGCATTATCCTGTGTAACGAAGAGCCTACTCACCGTGTTGGCGCACGATACTTAACAGCGGCGGCTGGTATGTCTGCTCGTGAGGTTCGTGATAATATGCCAAAGGCACAGGCACTCTATGCACCTGTCATGCAGAACATCAAGATTAAGGAAGCAGGTGGTCGTGACATGGCATGGGTTGAGTCCGTGTGTAAGTCATATAAGCCTGACATTCTTGTGCTTGACATGGGTGATAAGTTTAGTGTCACTGGTAGTTTTGCCAGAGAAGACCAAGCACTGGCGGCTTGTGCTATCTATGCTAGGCAGATTGCAAAGACATATGATTGCACTGTGTTCTATATGTCACAGTTGTCTGCAGAGGCAGAGGGTCGTGCGCAGTTGAACCAGAGTATGATGCAAGGCTCTCGCACAGGTAAGGCCGCTGAAGCCGACTTGATGATACTGATTGGTAAGTCACCATCTGTGGAAGGACAGGAAGAAGAAAGCCCACTACGCCATATCAACATTGTGAAGAACAAACTCAATGGGTGGCATGGCATGGTAAATTGTGAACTTAACTACTTAACAGCGAGGTATGAAGGATGATGCAGTTACATTTGTTTGACCAACCAATAAACACAGACATTGAGTATGTGGATTTGAAAGATGTCCCAATTTACTTTGGGGACAAGGGGCGGCGTAGGCAGGACTTAACTGCTTCTTCTGCCTTCCTTGCTTCAATGCCAGAGGGTAAGTATCGTGTGTATCGCACAGGCGGCACACACCCACTGCCTATGTATGAAGGTCGCACAGACTTTCCATTCTTGATGAATGTTAAGACAGGCAAGATACTGACACCAACATTCAGTCGGGCTGTGTATCCGGCCTATGGTCTGAACAACGGCAGGTTTAGCAAGGCAATCTACTGCCATCGTATCTTTGCTATGGCATTCGTAGCCAACGCTACACCAGTAGACAGATACAATGTAGACCATATCAATGAAGACAAGTTAGATTACAGCGTAGATAATCTTCGTTGGGTGTCTATGTCAGAGAACTTGACAGGTGTTCGTAACAGTGCTAGGTTGTCCAACAAGAAGCACAAGTATTACACCAGCGAAAACTTTGTATAGGAGATGATATGAAACTAACACTTGATGTAGAGAATACTGTCACCAAGCGTGGTGGTAAGATGCATCTTGACCCCTTTGAACCTGACAACTCACTCACAATGGTGGGTATGCTAAATGACAGGGGCGAAGAATGTATCATTACATTTGACCATGCAGATGGGCATACTACCCCAATGGGTCACGAGACTGTGCAGGAATGGCTTGAACAAGCGACTGTGCTTATCATGCACAACGCAGCGCACGACTTGCTGTGGCTGTGGGAGTCAGGCTTTAAGTATGATGGCCCTGTGTTTGACACAATGCTTGCAGAGTATGTGCTACAGCGTGGACAGAAAGAACCACTGTCTCTTGAGGCTTGTGCTGAACGGTATGAGTTAGACACGAAGAAGCAAGACACGCTCAAAGAATACTTTAGTAAGGGCTACAGCACTCGTGACATACCACATGCAGAGTTGTCAGAGTATCTGTCTGCTGACTTACATGCTACACAGCAACTATCTGACAAACTGATGTATCGTTTGAATACACCTGCTGATAGTGCGCTTATGAGTACCGTTGACCTGACTAATCAGGTTGCTGTATGTCTTGCTCGTATTTATCAGCGAGGCTTTACAGTTGACCGAAGCAAGTTGGATGAAGTGCGTCAGGAATTTGAGGCAGAGAAAAGGCAACTTGAGATTGACCTGCAGAAACATGTTCGTAGCCTGATGGGTGACACACCTATCAACTTGAATAGTCCAGAGCAACTTTCATGGGTAATCTACAGCCGTAAGGTTATGGACAAGACCTATTGGGGAAATGCTATTGACCCATACATGGATGATGCAGACTTTCGCAGTCTTATTGCAGGTGGTACAAAGCGTATGTATAAGACGCAAGCAACACAATGCTCTGCGTGTAATGGAACTGGACAGGTAAGAAAGGTAAAGAAAGATGGAACACCTTTTGCTAACACAAACAGATGTAAGGACTGTGATGGGGCTGGCTATACTCTGTCTGATACTTTGGATGTGGCGGGGTTAAAGTTTAAACCACCATCACCAAAGTGGGCAAGTGCAAATGGCTTCACTACGAGCAAGAGCAACCTTGAAGTGCTTGAGTCTGCCGCCAAGTCTAAAGGTATGACAGATGCTGTTGACTTCCTAGCCAAAGTGCGTAGGCTATCAGCCGTTGACACATACCTATCATCCTTTGTTGAAGGCATTGACCTGCACACAAAGACTGATGGTAAG